CGCAAGGGCGCGACGCCCAGCCACGGCGCGGCCGGATCGGCGCCAACGCGGATATGCAGCACTTCGGCCGCGAGCGCCGTCTGTGTCGTTCCGCCGCCGGCTTCGGAGATTGACAGGCGATAGGCGGACGGGCGCCCGTCCCGTGTGCGCAGATCCCAATCCGCGCAAGGCACAAGGCCGCCATCGCGAATGAGAAACACGGCCTCCCCGCGCAGCGCCAATGAGCGCGCGAGCAACGCCATGGTGCGCCGGTCCAGGAGGCTGGTCCCGGCGACATCGGCGATGGCGAATCCGTTTTCCCAAAGGCTGATGCAGCTTTGCGCCGTCGCGGTGAGTTCGGCGACGCCGCGCCGTCCGCTGATGTAACTTTCGCGCGCCGCCATGATTTCGGCCGTGAAGCCCGACATGGCAGAGCGCTTTTCCGTCTTCGTCCAAGGCCAGCGAAATTTCATCATGCGGCCCTCCGATATGGGCGCAGAAGATCGCCCGCGCCGCTTCGTTCCATCGCCCGCGCGACGCCCGCAAGGTCGTATTCGATCGAACCGACGCCCTCGACCGTCTCTTGTCGCACGCCATTCGCCTGCGGCGCGCTCGCAAAATATTCCGCCAGCCGTCGATAGGCTTCGTTCACCGCCGCCGGCGCGGTTCCGCCGCCGACGCTCGCTGTAAAGCGGTAGGGGCCGCAGCCGGGGAGCGCATAGCCTCCAAGCGGCGAGGGATTGAGCGTGACGGCTTCCCATGCCGAGCCGTTCCAAAGCTCGGTCGCGCTCACTGTCGCCGGCGCGAGCGGAGGAACCCACTCGCCTGGCCCTTCGACCGTCCACACAACCGCGCGCGCCGCATAGCGCCGCGCGGTGTAGGCTTCGATCCGCTGCCAGACGATGGCGGGCGCAATCGCCCCCGCCGGGACCGACAGGCCGGACGGCGCTGCGGGATAGCTCGCCGGAATCGATTCATCTTCGCGGATCGTTGTCGCCGTCATTACGCCCCCGCCAGTTCGAGTTCATAGGCCACCGCAACGCCAGCGACGCGTCGCGTCGCGTCGTCGACCGCGTGAATGACCAGCGTCTTGCCGTTCCAAATCAGCCGATCTTGCTTGGGCAGGAAAGGCGCAGGAAAGCCGCTCGCGGCGACTTCATCGGCGAGCACAATCGCTTTGCGCTTCCCTTGCTGAATCGAGCCGGCGAGATCGGACGGCTCGAAATTCATGATGCGCGCGGTGACGACATAATCGCCCGCGTTGGCGCCGGACAGGCGACGCAAGACGACAGTCTCGCCATGCGCCAGGAACTGGCGGGCGTAGGCGGCCTTCGCCGCTGCGGGAGTCATGCGCGCCACCTCGCGAGGGCGAGGCGCAACGGCGCGTCCGGCGCATCGTGACGGCGCGCCCGCGCCTCGACCACGGTCGAATCGTAAGCCGGCCACGCACTCACGATGGAGATTTCGTGAAGCTCGATTGCGCGAAGCTCGCGCCGGTCGCCGGTCCACTTTTCGTCAATCGCGCGAAAGCCGAAACTCGCGCCGCCAATGTCGCCGCGTTCCGCCAGCGCCAGAACGTCACGGGCGGTTTGCGTGTCGGGAAGATCGATCGCGAAAGCCAGGCCGCGCGTATCCTCGCTCAACTGCATCGTCCCCGAGCGCGTGCGCCCCAGCACGCGCGTTGGATCGTGATCCACAAGCCCGAGCACGTCGCGCCCGCTCGCAAGGGAATCCGCGAAAGCTCCGGCGCGGATCGTCTCGACGAAGTCGCCGATCTTCGTATCGACGCCGAACACGGCCGCGTAGCCTTCGAGGCGGCGGGGAGCAGTCCCCGCCGCGCGAAGTTCGAGGGCGAAGGCGCGGCGCTCCATTACTCGACCTGCAAGTCGGTCAGAACTTCCAACTGCGATCCGCGCGGAACCTGGACGTCTGTCGTCATCAGCGCCGTGAGGCGAAGCCCGCCGCTCGCCGCGTCGACATACGGATCGCGAATGAGGTCCAGCCCCCCGCCCCAAACGCCGATCATGATCGGCGAGGTTCCGCCGGCCCTCGTCGTCAAAAGGGCTTCCGAGGTATCGGGCGTGCCGGCGGTCAGCATGACCGCGTTGCTGCTCATCGCGATGTTCGCAGCGGGGACGTTTCTCAAGAGCCTGTCCCACTGACTTACGTCCGTCGACGTCAGCAACTGCCCATCGAGATAATCATAAGTTCCGGGGTGAATCAGCAGCATCACGTCGCCCGGCCCGGTCGCGGCATTCGCTATCATGAATCGGCGAATTGCGGCGCGGAACGCGGCCCATGACGCCGCCGCGCCAACGGCTGTTAACGTGATTCCGTACGTCGCGACGCCAGGAATGACTCCCAGCGGCTCCCCGCTCGCTCCCGAGCCCTGAAAAACAGCCTTGTCGAGCGCCGACCCAATCGCGCCATTCAGATCGCGTCGTATCGCTTGTTCGAGCCCCGAGCCCGATTGCAGGAGAGCCCTGCGAGAGATTTTGACCTGAATCCCCAAATTCTGTTCGGGTTTCAGCGCGCGATCGGCCGTCGAAAAAACAGTCGGCCCGGCGATATTTCCAAGCTCTGTAGCCGCCCAGCCTGCCGAAATCGACGAAGTGACAATCGGGTATTCGACGGCGCCCGCGTCGATGTTGATAAGCTCGGCGCCCATGCGGCCGGCGACGCTCGCCGGAAACAGCCGGTCGATAATCGGACGGGTCTGAATCGGGTCCGGCGTACCGCTCGCGATCGTCTCGCCCGCGCGCTGTTCAAGCGCCATCAGCGGAACCGGGAAGCCCTTATAGCCGCCGCGTCCGCGCATTTCCGTGACGACTTCATTCGTCGGTCCCGTGAGCGCGCGCCCTTCGTTGAGCGCGCCGACAATCTGTCGAATTTCGAAGCGCGAAACGAGGTCGGAATATTCGCGGTCGCCGCGCGTTTCGAGTTCCTTGCCGGCGTCGCGCCGTTCCGTGTCTTCCGCGATCAACGCAGCGCGATAGCGCGTCTCGTTCGCGCGATATTCCGCGTCCATTTCCGACATGGAACGGACTTCGTTTTCGTCGGGGCTTTCCTTCCCGACAAGGCCGGCGAGCGCCTGCCTGATTTCCGACTGGCGCCTGGAGATTTTCACTGACTCAAGCATTCGATTTTCCTTTCGTTTCGCGTGACGGGTGTTCTCAAAAGCTCGCGCCACGCGTCGCGAGCGGGATTCGGCTTGCGCCCCATTTCGGCATTCGTCTTTGCGGAGTGGCAGGCGATGCAGAGCGTTTGCAGATTTTCCAGCGCGAAACTCAATTCGGGATGCGTTCGAACAGGCTTCACGTGATCGCATTCAAGCGCGGCCCGCGCGCCGCACTTCACACACGCAAACCCGTCGCGGCGCTTGGCGTGAAAGCGTAGCCGCTGCCAACGTTTGGTCGCGTAAACGTGCGCGCCGGCCCTCATAGCCACACCGCCCGCGTTTGCCGTGGCGCGCGCCCGGCGATGCGCATTCCCTCCGCGACGGCGAGCACGGAAGCCGACGCGGCGTCGATGCGGCCGCGTGAGCGCGCTTTCGCCAACTTCATGTTCGCGGCCGGATCGCGCAAAACGATCGCGTCGGCGAACGCGCTGCGCAGCAACAGCGACGGCGCCGCCTTCACGCGGCCATCGAAACAGGCGCGCCGAAATCGCTCGCAATCCTCGCCGCCGTCCTTGAAACCGAAACCGCGCCAGATGATCGGAACGCGCACGCCCGCCTGTTGCAGAGCTTCACCCAATTCGCTCTGCTTATAGCGATCGGCGCAAAGCGCCGCGATCGGCTCGCCTTCGACATGGCGCATCACTTCCGAAAGCCACGCCGCGACGGGGACGGTCGCCTCGCCCATGGTGAAAAGCTCGCCGCGCTGTTGCATTTCGACATAGCGGCCTGAAACGCCGTCCGCCTCGCCTCTGTCGCGCAAGCCGGGCTTCGACGGGAACCATCCGCGACATTCGAGACGCCACGTCTCGGGCCAGAAATATGCGGCTGCCGACATGGACGCGGACCCGCCAAGATCGACGCCGATCACGCACGGCCCCTCACGTGGCGGGAGTTCATCCACTTCGCAGGCGAGCCATTCGTCAGCGCGCAACAGCACGTCGCGCGCTTCGCCCGAAACTCTTTGGTTGAGGTTGTAGAGACGCCACGACGTGAGCGTTGAGCCGCCGCGCGCGATGGCGCGGCGCGCCTGCGCCTGGAGCCATTCGAGGCTCGCGCCGACACCATATTCGGCGCCGGGGTTCGCCTTGCGGATTTGCTCAAGATCGTCCGGCGCGCAACCATCGTCGGCGCGATGTTCCTGAACGTAGTAGCCGTCCGGCGGATCATCGAGCATTCGCGAGAAGGCGTGCGCATCATCCGGCGCCGACGTGCTGATGGCGATGTAGCGACCGGCCCGCTTACCGAGGCCGGAAATCAGCGCGTGCTCAAGATCGTCGCCCGCCTCGCGCCAGTGCGCGCGTTCGTCTGCAATGGCCAGCGTCGGCGAGGTGCCGAGAGCCGTCCGGCCGTCGGCGGGCAGAATACGCAAGACATGCGGCCCGCCAGGCCCGTCGTACTCGACTTCAAGTCTCGGCGCCCGGCGCCACGTGAGCGTTTTTTGTTTTGCTGGCGAAAGACTCCGCGCGAGGCCTTGCACATAGTCGTAGACGATGCGGCCCTGGTCGCGCGTGCGGGCCGCTGCGAGACATTCTCGCCGGACCTGCGGATCAACCTCCCCAAGTAGGTGGGCCAAGGCGATTCCCGCCGTGAGGGCCGACTTCCCTCCACCCCTCGCCACACTCAAGGCCGCGCCTGAAACGCCATCGGCGAGCGCGCCCGCGAGGAACTGCTTTTGGTAGGGCGCCAGCCGCAGCTTTTTCCCGGCCATGGGGCCCGTAGGGATCGCCAGTTTTTCGAGGAATTTCACCGCCCGCTCGGTCATAGCACATAGTCTATATGTGATTTGCGATCAAATAACAACCGCAGCGAGTGAAAATTGGAAACTCCCCGCCCGATTGGCGGCCCCAAACCGTTTTTCCGGCATTGGCACCATTCGCGACGTTGCTACGCATAACCGCGGAGAGCGGCGAACGCGATCCGGGCGGGCGGGGGCGCATTGAGTTGCGGCCTGCAACCCAATTAGCCGACCTTGGCGTGACGAAGACGCAATCCGCGCGTTGGCAGAAACTCGCGCGCCTGGACGAAGCCGCCTTCGAAAAGCGCGTGACGGATGCGCGCGCTTTAGGCGCGCGCGGTCAGTGACCGGACGTTTCCAGGTCGAGTTTGGCGAGCAACGCCTTGTAATCGATGCGACGGCGCTTCGGCTTGGGCGCTTCTGTCTCGCAAGCCTGGGGAGGTTCGCGGGATTCATCACCAGCGAGGGACGGATGATCGGCCGATCGGTCACGTTCTTCTGGCGGAAGCGAGCGAGCCGATAGACGAGTGAGTGAGCTTCCGTCAGACGCCGTCGTGTACCCCGAGTCCGTACGCTCGCGGACCTGCGACGGAGCGGCGCGCGCGCTTGAGGCGCGCGCCGACGCGACGGCGCTTCCCTGGGTTATTCTCTGGGTTACTCCCTGGGTTATTGGCTCGCAACTATATGATTTTACATCGTTTGAAAAATGAGTTTTGCACTTCTTTTTACCAGAATCTTGCACCTCATTTACCGAAATATTGCACCTCTTTTGCGAATCTGACAGGCAACTCTCTTGCACGTCTTTCAGGTCTGTAGACGTGCAACTCTCTTGCACGTCTTTCAGGTCTGTAGACGTGCAACTCTCTTGCACGTCTTTCAAGACGAGGTGTATCGCCGCAGGAGTCGGCCCGCGGCGCTGAATGATGATGTGACCATGCTCGGCGAGCGAGGCCAGTCGCAATTTTGTTGTTCTCTCTGCGATGCCGATGCGATCGGCGAACCATTTCACGCCGCGATAGGCGAAGCCGACTCGCCGATCGATTTCGCGCTGAATAAAGATGGCGAATGCCGCGTCCGCATCACCAAGTCGCGCATCCCCGGCGACCTGTTCTAGCCACTTGATGCGCTCGACGGGGCCTATAGCGGTCGTCAGCTTCAATCCCGTCGCGGGGTCGATTATCTCGCCCGCCGTCTTCATCGGCGCTCCTTCCTGCGTCGCCGCTTGGCGATGCGGCCGGCGCGGAAGCTTTCCTCGGCGATCCGCTCGCCGGCGCCATCGGAGCCCGAACGTCCGCCCGATCGGCGGCGCGACCAGTTCGTGAGATCGCGAGCGCCGAGGGCCTCGCCCGGCGGACAGCGCGTCACCCATACGCCGAGCTTTTCGTCAAAGTAGCGATCGGGGGAGTCGCTCATGACGCGCCTCCCTCGCCGCGACACCGTGCGTCAAGCTCGGCGTTCAGACGCTCGTAAAGCGCTTCGATCCCGTCCTCGACAGTCGTGAGAAGCTCCGCCATCGCCGAGCGATGGCCTTCAATGTGGTGGTTGAAGCCCTGTGAAAGGAAGGCGAGCGCGGCCGCTATCGCGGCGGCGCGGATCACATGAAGCTCGTCGATGATGTCAATGAGGTCGGCGCGTTCAACGCCGATGTCGAACCGCCTCATGGTTTCGACATCGATCCCGATTGCGGGAGATGGCTTCGACGTATTTCGAAGGCCGTTCGCCGCGTCGCGCGGCGGCGGCCTTCGGTTTTTCGAGGCGGCCATAGTCAAGCCGCGCCCTTGACGCTGCGCTCGGCGATCCGCGCCTCGATCCACTGGACTACCTCAGCGCGAACGAAGGCGATGCGCCTGAAGCCGACGGGCACAGGCTGCGGGAAGCGGCCCTCGGCACGGTAGCGATTGATGGTGATTCCGCTTGATGGCGCCCCCTAAAACGAGATGAAGGCGCCCCCCGATTCCGGAATGATGGCGCCCATCGATTCCGAGATGATGCCGCCCCCTGCAACGGAATGATCCCGCCCGGG